ACCACCTTTTTTGTTGAGAGATTGTATTGCTGTTGCTATGTCTGTCATTGTTTTTTCCTTTATTTTGTTAGTCCATATAATGTAAAAGTTCCACTCAAAATATTTCCAGAACTAAAATAAAAACTAAAACCACTAATAGCTTCAGTATCTCCTTTGTACCAAACAGAACCATTAAATGTAGTGAAAGTAATTGTGTCATTATCTATGCCTGAATGTTGAAATGAGAATTGTTTAAAAGAGTCAGTGCCTAAAGGATTAGCTATATAACCTACTAAGTTTAAAGCATAGTCAGCATTATCACTTGTATCTACATTACCGTTAATTCTTCCAAAAGTATTTTCACCAGCATTATAAGTATTGCCTGAACTATCAGTTGATATATTTCTACTTGCTCCATTAGAAACATAGACATAATTACTAGAAGTTACATCAGCATTGTTCTTTCTAAATCTCATATACAATAATGAGCCAGTAGTTGATGCTACAATGTTGTTTGCAAATAATTTATAGTTGTCATAAGTAGAACTAAAATCACCATCAAAAGTAACATACTGTTGATTACTTGCTGTAACACTAGCTATCTTTACTAACCCAGTATTTTGAACAGCACTAGGCAAAGCAGTAACAGAACTGATTGATTGATTATTTAATCTGATTAATGCCATTATGCTAGTACCTCCATTAGTGTGATTGAACTCGGTCTTGAGCCATCAGATAATTTATTATTTTCATTACTGTTATTTACTGTTCTAAAATATAATTCATAAGTTACAGAAGATGTTGAAGCTGGTGAATCTAGTAAAGTAAAACTAGGATATACAGTGTATCTTACTGAAGAACCTCCATTACCTAAAGGTGCATATCCACCAATTCTTCTTCCAGTTGAATCTAAAGAAGAACCATTTCTGTAAATCTTATATTCACCTTCCGCATAATCGTTTGTGGGATTTAGTATGTTTACATGAATAGAACACTGAATTAATATTTTACTTGAAGTAGATGTAGGTGTTATTGATGCAGAAAAATTGGTTGTAGCAAATGAAGTAGAATTAGAAGTTGTTACTGTAGTTAAAGTAGCTTGAACTATTTGACCAATCTTACCAACACCACTAATACCTAAAGATGAAGCAGTCGGAGTTCCACCAGCCGCTGTTTGAATTGTGTCTACTTTAATTATAGATGTCATTAGGCTAGTACCTCCATTAGTGTCATAGTTGAAACGTCAGAACTAGCTTGAACATAAGCAGTTCCTGTTCCACTAGATAATCCATATTTTGTACTGTAAGAATATGAAGATGTTGTATTAGGACTGTGTAAATAACAAATACTTAAAGAATGTTCTAAGTGATTAGAGTTTGAAGGATATGCAAAATATCTTGATATGATTGCAATTTCACTATCAGCATTATCTCTTAATGATAGATATAAACCCGCGTTAGATGTTCCACTAACACCACAACCATTTTGTGTAACTGTTACTAAAATCTTAGAACTAGTTGAGGTTGGTGTAATAGAAGCAGATAATCCTGTAGATGCTAAACTAGTTGATGTGCTACTTAACTGTGTTGAATAAACACTTTGTACCACCTGACCAATCTTACCTAAAGGAAAAGCACTTCCGTCTTTTTTCTGTATGGTATTAACTTTTAATATACTCATATTCCAAATGCCTCTTTAATTTCTTCTGTTGTTAAACCCAGTGCTTCTAGCTTTGATTTGGCTGATTGTTTTTTTGCTTCTTTATCAATGATTGCTTGGTCATAGTCTGCCTGAAGTTGAGCCAATCCATCAATACATTCTTGTTCTGTGGGTTTTGTTTTTGAATTGTCGTGAATGATAAGATTTGCGTAAACTTTTTCATTACCACCAAATCCAAACCATTGTCCTGTGTGTAAAGATACTAAATAATCTTCTATATGTTCTGGTCGCATTATGTATCTCCTAATCTAATAAATGTAAAACAAGTTAAATTAACATCACTATTTCCTTGAACAGTCGAACCAGTGTTTTGAAGGTTAATAGTAAATCTTGTCTTATGAGTTGATGTGCTAGTTACATCAAAAATAAATTCGCAACTTGAACTTGTTTCCATATCACCAGCTTCAATTCTTGCTAATATTGTGCTAAATCCAGAAGCATTATTATATGTACTGTTATTAGTTGTGGTTTGAATAAAACCTTCACAATATCTTGAATAACTATTATATCTAAATCTTCCTGTATATCGTATTAACCAAATACCAGTACTGGGAAATGTAAATACGCCACTACTTTGCGTCATTCCCGTTCCTATATATCCAAATCCGTTAGTATCTACTCTTTCTAGATTAGAAGAAATTGGAGTTGCATTACCAGTAAAATTTGTAGTCAATCTCCATTGGTCAGCTTCGGTAATACCACCAAATCCACTAGCACTTCCGTTATTAGTTAAAGTCACTCCACTCGGAATAGTAAAGGTATCACCACTATCACCAAGAGTAATGCTCGTTCCTGTACTTGGTGTTATTTTATTTACTTCTAATGTACTCATAATCTATTCCTACTATACTATCACAAAAGTACTACCAGATGGAATGGTTAAAGTTCCGCTCACGGTAATCGGTCCCGCGGCTGAAGCATTCTTGCTGGCGCCTATGGTTATGTTGTTAAATGTCTGGGCGTTTTGCGCGATGAAGGTAGAGCTCAATGACTGCTGACCCACGGTTGCATCGGTTGGCGTTCCAATATCAAAGACGTTTCCTAACAGTACGCCACTAAACGTATCGCTTGAGAGGGGGGCACTGGTGAATGTTATCGTGCTCCCGCTGACAGTGTACGCGGAATTCGGGTACTGGACAACCGCGGAAATGCTGATGATGAGCGACTGCTCGTTCTCAACCACCACGTTTTGCCCGCCTGACTGTAGGGTGAAACTTGTTAGTGAACCGTTGAATGAGCCTGAGATATCATCAATAAGTTGATAGGCTCCTGTTTGCGGGGCTCTTCCTATGTATGCCATTTACTGTGCCCCTCCATTATCTGTAATTGTGTTTCCTTCAGCTACCCATTCGAGTATTTCTTGGTAGTGTCGGTTTGCTGTATCGTGAGGAACTGACCATTCTTTTCCGTCTGTATAAATTACTTTGTAATTAAAATCTGTTCCGTAATATATTTTTTCTACACTCTGTATCATTTATAACTCCGCATCCATTTGCATATGACAACTGTTTGCACCTACATTTTGTTGTGTTGGTCTAAACCTTGTCATTCCACTAAAATTACCAAAATTTAATTGAACTGCTGTTGTTGATACCCTTCCTGCAGTAATCGCTCCATTCGCTGATGACTGTGTATAATCTGAATCTGTATCGGTTACTACTAAAACACCACTTATTGATGCTGAAGGATTTGCTCTCATAGGTGTATGAAAAGTCTGTACTGATTGAAATTGTGTTGTTTGTGATGCAGTTCCTTCAAAACCATCGTGTTTTTGAAAGTATCTTTCACACCTTCTTAAATTCACATCATAAGGTAAGAACTCAAAGTCACTAGCAGATGTACCTACTTCTAGTTGGATGCCTGTAAAATTAATATAGTTAGATGTACTATCAGCTAGGTTTACTTGACCGACTGCTCTGTTAGCTGCCGTATCACTTTCCCACGAAGTTGCCAGTGTACCTGATGTAAAATTAGTTCCAGCAACAAGATAGAAGTTAACTCTTAATCCATTATTATTGTCATTATCAATAACTCCTGTGGTATCAGGACTATATGTAATTGTTTTCTTTTCCCAAGTATCAGCACTACTTATTGTGTATGTATTAGCAATACTTCTTCCGTCATCATCTTGGTATAACCATACAGAATAAGTACCTGTTTTATTTGATTTTACCCAAAAAGATAATGTAATACTTTCAGCGTTAGAAGTTCCATATTTTAAATGTTGTACCATTTGTGCTTCTATTATTTGCCTCATCATAGCATAACTACCAGCACTGAGTGACCCATTTGCTGTTGTACACTGGAATTTTTCAGAATAACCAAAACCTTGACCACTCGGAACATCAGTTGATTGAGAAACTGTCCAAGTACCAGCACTTGATAAATTATAATGAAATCTATCAGGAGCATACGGATATTGAGATGATGTCATTCCTGTTTGTATAGTACCCCTCTGTGAAATAGTCATATCACCATTGATGATGAGGTTGCGGAAGTTAGCTCCGCCTGTAGATAAGCCTGCTGTAGGTATTGTTGAAAAAGCCATTATTCAATCTCCTCTGGAAATTCGCCAAGCGGTCTAGTGAAAGTACCGTCTTGTTGTTCTGTGTATTCATATAAAGCTTTCAGCGCATCCACATCTGCCGCTGCATTAATAATTGTTTCCATATTATTAGAGGCTGTACGAACCGCCGCTCTGTATGTAGAGATATCTGCAGGTACAGAATACGCCGCAACCTCTGTCGCTTTCACGACATGCCAATCTGTTGGAGCAAGTAATCCTGCCGCCTGTTGTTTAATAACTGAAATCTTTTGTTCTTTTAATCCATACTGTTTGATATCACCTACAGCTTTATCGGAAGGAATCTCATCACCCTCTACAAATAAAACATTGTTTAAAGGTTTAGCAGTAGGAGTACCGTAACTACCAGTAACAATCCCATTGTTAAAAGAGTATGTAATGTCCGTATTAATGTAATACGCTTCATCCTTTTTGTTTTCGGAATTAACATTGATCTCATAAAGTCCTATCGCATTCCTTTCTGCTTCAGTCCATAAGGTGAAAATTGTTTTAGGATATTGGACACCATTAAGTTCAATACCTTTGCTAGAAGATACAGTCTTAACGAATTGATTATTTTCTACTAGAGCAAACATTAGCTTACGTTCAAGCTCCTTCCTACTTCATATAAATTTGTACCATCGCTTCTAAATACGAGAATATCTTTTGCCGCAGCTGTTGTAGTTAAAGTTGGGGCTGACCCGTTAGTGAACTTGTAAACAGCGTTGAAGCTCAGAGTTCTAGAACCTGTACCATCTTGAATAACCATCAATCCGTAGAAGCCACCTGCATTTTGATTTGTAGGAGCATTGAGAGTTCTGTTACCACCAAGAGTTACTTTCGCAACCTGTTGTGTTTCTAAGTTCCAATCAATCGTAGCACCATCTGTTAGCGTTGCTTCAGCTACATAAAGCTGTGTTGGAAATTGAAATGATGTATTGCTGTTGAACATGCTAGCAGTAATAGAGTTAGCACCTGGTGTAACTGTTTGAACTGCTTTACCAATGAACACTGCATACATCGTATCCGATGCAGATGTTGCTGCAGATAATACTAAGTTTGTTCCATCAGCTGTATATGCATAAGATGCACCTGGTTCTTGGCGCACGTTGTTAATGAACAAAGCAATTTCATTCTCGTTAGCTACAGGATAATCAAGCGTATATGTAGTTGTGGCACTGGTTGTAAAGTGCTGAACAGAGAAGGTTGTATACTTCTCGGCTGGTTGATTACCTATATAACTCAATTCTTACTCCTTATGTTGATATATCATCTACTGCAGAAACCCATACGTCTGCGGAAGATGCTGTATCAGAAACTACTTTTAATGCGTCGCCCGATTGGACTACAAATTTCGCGCCCCCGTCTAGTACCTGCAAAGCTGAACCTGCGGGAATTGGCGCATCTTTGACCAAGTAAATATCATTACTTGAATCATTGATATATACATCTACGTTAATCGCGCTAGATGTGATATTTGCGACTGAGATTCCAACTACAGTATCATATGAGTTTGCAGTAAAGAGGGTAGCTGCGGAAGTTCCTACCGCGTTAGAAGTATATCTTCTAAAATTTTGTGCCATTCCTTACTCCTTTATAATGCAATCGCCATTGCGATTACGAATCCACTTGATGGAACAGTTGTTAAGTCCTGCCCATTTACTGTTGTAACTTGGAGGTCAGCTAATGCATTGTATACATTAGTACCATCCGAATAAACAAACGCGTCACGACCAGCAGGTACAGTGAATGTTGTACCGCTTCCAGTTGTTAAGATTATGTCATTACTATCTGCTGTATTGTTTAATGCCAGATACACTGTTTCCAGTGCTGGTATAGTAACCGTACAAGTGCCCCCTGGTGAACCGCCGAAGTTAAGGACAAAGTTTCTTCCATCTTCGTCAGCGTAAGAAGTGGGGTCAGTAGTAAATGTTAATGTATGTGTCGCACCTGATAACGTAACAGAAGCATAACCTGTAATCTTGTTCTCAAGACGTTTTAAGTTATCATTTGTTTGATCACCCCAGGTGTTATCGTTCTCACCTGTGGTCATTAAACGTAAGTTTAAGCCACCGCTACTCCAGGTAGATGCCATTAACTAATCCTTATAATTGCGTTACTTGCGTCTGCTGTTGGAAACTCAATGGTAAATGTACCATTAGAAACCGAATAATCTGCTCCGAAATCTAACACCATTACGGCGGAGTTAGAATCGTCTGTATTATAAATTATACAACCTCTTGTAGTAAATGTAGCACTTGACCATGATGTGTTAGCAAAATCACAAACTGCTGTTGATCCATCTAATGTTGGAGTGACACTTGTTAAAGTGTTACCACCAGTAGTGTATCCACTACCATTAGCTAGCTCATCACTATTTCCAGTTACGTCTGTGTAATTTGTGGTCGAGGCGCCGTATGTACCAGCTTGGGCTGATTGTGCTTTAATCAGAGCGATCTTAAAAGTATTACCTGTACCATTGGTAAAGTCGTGTTTACTTTGAAGAATCTCTTGTTTAAAGCTATTACATATTGCTGATGTAATTGCCATGCTTTATTGTCCTCTCTGCATTGTTCTTAGTTCACCATTACGAAACTCATCATTTCGCATTCTTACTTGTTCCTCATTCGCTAATGTTTGAATTGCTCGGTTATAATAACCTTGCCATAGTTCTATGGTTTGAGGTGTCTCTTTCATATATCCTATAGCTTCAATCAATGTACCGTATAGTATAGCGTCTGGGGCGTTATCACCTAGGTAAGTGTTTTGATTACCTGTTGATAACCCTGGAACTCTAATAGTATACCCTATTTCGACTGTTGTTGCAAGGGCTGGAGTTGGTCCAAACAAAAAATTAGTTTGACGGTTTCCACTTGTGTATGTCGTTCCAGTTTGATTTAAGGCATAGTATCGCACTGTGCCTGTATCAGTTGAAGGATTCTTGCTGTACTCTTTGATGAATGACTCATCTTTTTCCAGTAGAAAATCCCCGTTCTGAATCCTTAGATAACGCGGTATCACCATGTCCGAAGGAACAGCCACTGTTGCCGTGCCCCCTGTCAAGGATAGCGTTGAAACTTTTCTGAAAGCAGTAAGGTCTACTTCTTTGGCGATACGTAATTCCGCTAATTCAATACATAAATCAATAGGAGCTTTGCCGCTACCTGTTGCTGTAGTGAAAGACGTAGATTGGTTTTCTAGCCAATCTTGTACGTTTTGTTTAAGTTGATTGTATGTTAATCCCATTATGTACCCCAAGCATTAGCGCCCCAGGAATCTATACCCCATCCTGCGTTGTCTATTGCAATTGATATTGTACCAAATCCTGAGCTAAGTTGCAACCCGTCTGCGTCTTCTCCTGTGTTAATTATTGGAGTACCGATACCCGTTGCTGCTGATTGACTTGGTGATGTTATTGTTGAGCTTGCTTGGAATGTTAATGTTCCATGAGCTGTTGCAGATGATTGACCATCTACATTTTCTTGAGCACTAAAGTTTGTTGAACCTTGTGCTGATGTTAAACTTTCGCCTGTAGCTACATGAGTGGAGCTAGCACTTAAAGTTAAATCACCTTTATCTGTGGCTAAAGATTGACCTGCCACATTTTCTTGAGCGCTGAAACTTAATAAACCAAATGCTGTTTGTAGTAATTGTGAGTCTGCATCTTCTGCAGTGTTGATAGTAACAGAACCGCGTGCTGAACTTAATGCTTCACCAATTAGAGTGTAGCCTGTGGCAATTGTTGGAATAGTAAATGCAGTTTGGAGTAGCTGTGTATCTGCTTGCTCTCTTACATTAATAAAAACTTTACCTATAAAAGCTTGAGCTGGTGGTGAATAAGCTGAACCATAAATACCAAAGCGTACGGTTGTAGGTACGTTATCTACATCTGGTCTAGGATTATCTAATGATGTGGCTTCGGGTCCGAGCTTCGGTGGTGTAAGCTGTGGGTGTTTGGGCTCCCAATCTTTTTTATAAACTCGAAGCCCATTCCACTCTGTTCGCGCATCTTTGTAGCGTATCTTCCTGCCTGAACGATCGTCTATCAGATATGCATATTTACCTGAAGCTCTTTTAGCCATCGCTCTTAGTACCCGCGAATCTTAGGTTGAATATAAAAACTTGCTCTTTCTCTATCCTCTTCTTTTGCAAACTGCCACTCTTCCAAATAAATAGATTTTAATTCGCCGCGTCTAGCCGCATCTACTTTTGCTGGATTCTTGTTAGCTAATTCAAAAGCTAATCCGCTAATTAACGCAGGCAAATATCTTCTAGGGATATCTGGGTTTTGAGTGTAGGTATCATTTACATCTTGTGGATATCTGATTGTCCAACAAAGTAATTGATAATAAGTTTGATTGGGTTGAGGAAATAAATGAATCGTATGTGACCCTGCACCTGAAGAATCAAATTGGCTGTTACGTTCAACTGCATATTGAACAGGTTTGCCGCTTGTTGATTTGTTAGGGTAGTTTAAATATTCAGATAAACTGATTCTTTCACATGTAGTATCAGTCACGGGTGATGTGTTTGTATCACGAACTGCCGCATCTAAGATGTCCAAGTATTGACCTGAAGCCATAGTCGCGGTTGACTGACCTTGTGTGAGATTGATTGTAGTTAAGTCAAGAGTGAATAGATTCACGCCTTCGTTAACCCATTTAGTTAAAAGTAAGTTAAGGGAACGTCTAGCTGTTACTAAGTCGTAA